ATTGGCGTGATGTTTGTTCCATATACAGAAGAGATTTCAACAACAATTATTAAATCAAGAATACTAGATAGAATGTTTCAATAAAGGAGAAATATGTTACTTGTAGATAAAAGAAAAGGCGATTTGATGCCGATCCATGATGTTATTCCAACACCTAGCGTTGGACTGAATCGTGCTTTAGGTGGTGGATTAAATACTGGTGCGACTCATTTGTTTTGGGGAACACCTTCTGTGGGTAAAACAACTATGTGTTTTAGAATTATGGCTGAGGCGCAGAAGATGGGGTATCGCCCAGTCATTGTTGATTCGGAGTCTTCGTATAGCGATGTATATGCGGAGAAGTGTGGTTTGGATATTTCTGATGTGGTGGTGATTCAGTCTACTATTGTTGAAGATATTATGAAAAGCTTGATCGGGTATTTGACTGATGATAAAGAGAAGCATATTTTCTTGTTTGATTCGCTGTCTAATATCGTAAAGGAAGAGTTTTATGATAAGCCTGAAGGTGGAAAGGCGATGGGCTTGTCTGCTCGCTCGCAGGGCTACTTCTTACAGAAGCTTGTGAACTATCTCCATAAAGAGCGCAATATTATGCTGTTTGTTGCTCACCAAACGGTTGACTTGAGTGGTATGTTTGCAATTACTAAAGCCAAGATGGGTAATGTTGTGCATCACAATATGCATAATGTTATTAAACTTTTCCTTTCTATGTCTAAAGGTGAGATGGAGCGTGAGCCGAATAATATGATTACTTCGCAACGGGCTGTGTGGACTATTGAGAAAACTAAGCAGTTACCTACGATTGGTTCTACTGGTTATTATTATGTTCTCCCTCAGTTGGGGCAGATTGATACTCGGCGTGAGTTGATTGATATTGCGATTGAGATGAACATTATTGTCCGTAAGGGCGCATGGTATACCTATGAGGATAGCAAGTGGAATGGTATGGGTGCGATTGAGCTTACCGATAAGCAAATCAAGGCAATTGAAAAACAAATAAAAGAATAGGAGAGGATAGTGAGTTACCTAGATGATGAAATTGAAGAAGTTCGGTCCTATATTTCTGAGCCTTTCTTCCAGACCATTGACTGCAATCAGGGCTGGCATCAATTGATTGTTGATTGCCATAGGGAGTTGTCTGTTATTGATCCAGATTATAAACTTTATCAAGTCAAAGAAAAGTTTGGTGGATTAAGGTATTATATAGATTCAAGTTCAAAAGATTATTATGCGATGCGTGATGTGATTAATAAGTTTGAAAGGCTTTCTTTGCAGACATGTGAATATACTGGGGAGCCTGGAGTTTTGGCTAAAGGAAAAGGCGGGTGGATGAAAACCTTGTCTAAAGAAGTGATGTCGGAGTATGGCTATGAACAAGCATAATCTTATTGTTATTGCTGGAGCTATTGTTTATTTATTTTTTCTTATTAAGATGTTTTTGTGAAAAGAACTGAACAGGAAGAGATCAAGAGAGATAAAGCTAAGGCTGTAAAGAACTCTGGTCGTGGTTTAAGAAAGGGTGATGCTTCGTTGAATAAGTTTTTGCTTGATTATAAACATAACGAAAGAACATTTACTCTTACATTAAAAGCTTGGAGTAAAATGCGTAAAGATGCATGGAATGCTAATTATAAATACCCATGTATTTCTGTTGTGTTTGGCGAGAACTCCGAGACAAAGGTTGCTATAATAGACTGGGAAGTGTTTCAAGAACTAGTGAAGGGAAGCGAGTATGAGTAGGAAATACAAGTATAGTTTTTTCTGTGACAAATTATCTGGTTGGAAAACGCTGGGGTTTGGCATTGGTCATGATGATCAATATATCGGATTGTATATAATTTTCTGGATGGTTGGAATTGAAAGAAAGAAGGTGCAGGCATGAGTCAATACGGGAATCCGATGTTTTTTCAGATCCTAGACGAGCTACGGGCTCTTCATACAAAGAAAGGGCAGGACTATGGCACTGCGAGCGATCCTCTCGCTAATGTTCGTGCGTCAGTTGACTGGGGTGTTCCAGGGTGGGTGGGAACTTTAATCCGAGCGAATGATAAAGTAATTCGTCTGCAAAGTGCGGCTAAGGGAAGCAAATTGGTTAATGAAGGTGTTGAGGATTCCCTCATAGACCTTGCATCGTATGCTATTATTGCCCTTTCGCTGTACCGTGAAGATAATGATATAAAGCAAGCTATGGTATTCACTGAAGATTTAAGAAAGAACTAATATGGCTGATATTATAATTAATAAAGAAATGCTGCAAGAGCAGATGGGTGATAAAGCAGAAGAATTCATGGAATGTCTTCGTATAGTTGAAGACATAATTAATAATCCTGATCACTATCTAGGAATGCAGGCTGTCAAGTATGCTAATATATTAGCAGCGTATAGAACAGTGATGATTGTAAAATCGCAAGCTTTTAAAAGAAAGTCTGCTGTTATGAATGATCAAGATAAGTTTGTTAATGACATATGGAAGACAATGTATGAAGCATTAGCGGAAAACATAAATGCTCTAAAACTCGCTGGGAAAGGCGGATATTAATGAAATCATTGAAGGTACTTAAACAACCAAAGAAGATTGCAGTTGTTGCTGAGGAATTTTCAGATGCAGATCTAGTAGATAGTCTAAATAAAGCAATTGATGATTCATTGGCAGAGCGTAACAAGCCTGAATTTAAAAAAGTAAATGGATTTCATCCAAGCTATACGAATCAGTGCCCGAGGTACTGGAATTATTTGTTTACTGGCGTGAGCGTTACGCCAGACTTCAGACCGCAGACTTATCGTATCTTTGATAATGGTCATGCAGTTCACGACAGAATTTATAAATACTTTAGAGATATGGGTATTCTTGTCCAAGAAGAAATCCCAGTATCCTATTCATCCCCGCCAATTGAAGGCACGGCTGACGGTATTATTAATTGGTATGGAGATAAGTTAATTGAATTAAAATCAATTAGCTCGGAGGGTTTTCATTACAGAAAGCTTCATAACAAACCAAAAGACGAGCATTACAGGCAGGCGCAGATCTATATGGAGTGTTTGAATCTTGATAGCGGTTTTGTTATTTATGAATGCAAGAATAATCAAGAAATTCTACCTATTTTTATAAAAAAAGATCAAGACTATATTGATAAATTATTTAAGAAGTACAGAACTATTTATGGGAGTTACACAAGCGGTAACATCCCCGACAGACCCTACAAGAGAACATCTAAGCACTGTTCTGATTGTAATGTTGCTGCTTTATGCTGGGGAGAGAGTGGTTAATGAAGAGAAAAGAATCTGTAGTAATCCAGATTGTGCGAAGAAATTTATAGCAAAAGTTTATAATAGTATCTATTGCTCTGCTGAATGCAGAAAGATTATTACTAACAAGAAATTATTAGCAAATTATTACGAAAAGAAAGCTAATAAGAATAAAAAAAGAATTTGTAAAACAAAAACATGTACTGTTGTTCTTTCTGTATACAATAAAGAATTAATTTGTGAAAAATGTAAACGAGAAAGGTTTGTTCAACGATTAGTCGGCTGGGGTTGGGATGAGACCAAAGTACGAGATGGTATGTAATGAATCTTAAAAATATTGTACACAAGAATGACAGCAGGGTGTTGTCAGTAGATCCATCATCTCACTCTCTAGGTTGGGCAGTTATTGATTTCAGCAGCGGTCTTAAATTAATAGATTGCGGTAAGATAAAGTTTACAAAAACTAATGATATTTCAATTAAATTTAATGAGATTAATTCTGGTATCAAGCAAATATGTAAGGACCATAACCCATCTGTTTGCGTAATTGAGCAATCAGTTTATATTCAAAACTTCCAAACAAGCCGTGTTATATCTTACATAATTGGTTACACATGGGGCATTGTCCAGACTTATTGTTTCAAAGTGATTGACATTAACCCTATTTTATGGAAACGGGGCATTGGTTATAAGAATATATCTAAGAATGACAAGATAGAATTGAATACGGAAGCGAAGAAAAAGAAAGAAAGAAAAGATCGTGTTCGGCAAATTGTGATAGAATACTTCCATATGTCAAATGAAGACC